GATGCGCACGCTCGCGAACTTCGCCTTGATGCTCTGCTCGGTCGCGGTCGCGCCCTTCTCGCTCTGGCCGCGCATGATGTCGCTCATGCCCGTGACCTGATAGAGCAGCTGGATCTTCTGGTCGCGTTGCTGCACGAGCACGCTGATCGTGTCGGCGACCGCCTGAATCGGCAGCCAGTCGACCTGCCCCTTGATGCCGCCCTTCTCGGCGAACATCGCCCAGTTGTCCACCGGGATCAGTTCGGTCTCGTTCGCCTCGGTGAACATGCGCCCGATGCCGACCGCGCTGGAGTCGTACACGCCCACGAGCTTGCACGCCTTCACCAACCAGTCGATGCGCGTTTCGAGCGTGTCCACGCCGATGTAGAGATCCTGCGCGAGCACGTAGTCGGGCGTCGGGATGAACTGCGTCGTCGTGACGTTCGCGATGAACGGACGCGGGCACGGGAAGAACTGCGGCAGCTGCAGCGGATCGGGCTTGATGTCGAGGATGCGCGTGTAGCCGTCGCACCACCAGTAGACCTTGCCGCTCTCCTTGTCCCAGATTTCCCAGACCTCGGCGCGCTGCCACGGATCCTTGATCTCCAGCGTCGCGTCGGCGCTGTTCTTGCCGCTCGTCTGACGCGTGCCCTGCGTGCGCGGGATCTCCTTGAACTCCTCGCCGAATCGCTTCACGCCCTCGTCTTCGGTCATCAGCGCACGGAACGCGACCCAGCGGCACTCGTTCCACGTGCGGCACGGCGACCAGAGGAAGTCGCGCCAGTTCACGTAGTCGGTCGGCACGAACTCGGCGGTCTTCACGTCCTTGGTGTAGCCCGGGGCGATCTCGACCTGCGTCGGCGTGCCGTCCGCGCCGAGCGGCCCCGCGCCCATGATCGGCGGCATCTGCTGCGACTCGATCTGCGCCTCGTAGCGCACGCGTGCGTTGCCGAGGCCGGCGATCAGCCGGTCTTCGAGCACCATCTGCAGCGAGTCCGCGTAGCCGTCGCCCGGTGTCTCGATGTCCTCGTTCAGGCAACGCTCCATGATCACGCCAGCGGTGCGTGCGATGTCGTCGTTGCTGTCGCTCCACTTGCGATCGACGCTGACCTGCGGCGTCTTGCCGTACAGGATCGCCCGCATCGTCTGCACGTTCGACGTGAACAGGTTGATCTTCGAGATGTTGCCGGTCATCGAGCCGCTGACGGCGTTCGACACGCCGACGTCGCGCCGATCGATGAAGACCTTCACGCAGCGGTTCGCTGCGGTCTGCCACTTCTCGACCTCCTTCTTCGCAGCGTGGATCTCGACCGCCCAGCGCGAGGCCCAGCCTTCCGGCGTGTCGTCAAAGTCCTGCGCCGAGACGATCGGGCCGGGATTGGTCAGGTTGCTGTAGCTCACAGTTCGATCCTCTGGAAGCCGCCGCGCCTCACGCGCTCACGGTCCTCCCATAGCTGCTCAAGGTTGAACGAATAGCTGGCCGGCGCAGCGTACACGGTTGGCGCTCGCGGCTTCACCTTGACCTGCTCGGCGACCATGAGCGCGCCATAGGTGAACGCGTCGCTGCCGTGGCTGGCCCAATTGTGATCAGGCTCGCTGCTGAAGCAGCGGCGCTCCTCGTCGTATTTAAAGCTCCACTCGCGCAGCGCGGCGATGCCCTGCGCGCACGCGGCTGCGTCGAAGCGGCAGCTGGGCAGAATGTGCCGGGCCGCGTTGATGCGGTCCTGCAGCTTCGCCTGCGGCACGAGCTTGATGTTCTTCGCGTGCAGCCGGTCCTTCGCAGCGAGGAACTGGCTGACGACGTTGTGCTTGGTCGCGAACGTCTTCGCACGTGCGTCGTGCGGCAGGTAGAACGTGTCGATCGCGTACGGCAGCATCTCCAGCCGCTCGATCCAGTCGCCCGCGTCGAGGCCCGTGTCCTCGTAGTAGTCGATCAGGGCGAAGCCATCGGTGTACGCCTGCCAGAACCAGAACGCAGCAGCATCGCGAAAGCCGATGTCCGCGCTCACGTAGATCGGGCCAGCGTGGCGATCGTAGAGGGCTTCGAGGCCGAGCCTGCCATCCTTGTCGGCCTGCTCGATGTAGCGACCGAGGATCGCGCCCACGTTCGCTGCGCTGAAGTCGCAGTAGAACTCCTGCCTGATCAGTTCCTCTGGCATGCCGAGCCGGCGCTCCTCCTCGATCATCTCAGGCGTGATGATCTTGGTGTCGTCCACCGTGAGCAGCGACGTGTAGCAGCCGGGCGATGTCTTCATCGCCTCGTGCAATTTAAATGCGTGGTTGTAACCGCGAGGCGTGGTGATGAAGCAGGCCCAGCCATCGTTCTCGGCGAGGATCGGGCGCATCAGATCCCACGCGTGCGGGTGCGTGACCGCGTACTCGCTGAAGGTGATGCCGCACGGGTTCGCGCCGATGTTGCTGTCGAACGTGTCCGCACCGACCAGCTGCAGGATGCTGCCGTTGGTCAGTTCGATCTTCATCTCGGTCTCGTTGGTGCGCTTGCGCATTGCAAGCGGCACCGTCACGTCCATGAGCTTCTGCCCGTCCTTGGTGATGTTGTCCCAGACGACCTTGCGCGCCTGCTTGTGCGTCGGCAGGCAGTGCCAGTACGCGCCGACGCGCTGGTGCGCCTTGCGCACGGCGATGTTCAGCGCGGTGCGATCCTTGCCACTTCTGCGGTGCCACACGAGCGACGCACGTCGCCCGCCCTTGTCGAAGTAATCGACCACGGGCTTCTGGTAGTCGCGGTAGCGCATGCCACCGACGACGACCTTGCGTGGCTCAGTCATCGACCTTCTCGAAAACGAATTGCACCGGGCCGCCGCCTGCGCCCGTGTGCTCGACCGCTGCGAGATCCGGCAGCACCTTCGAGAGCAGCACCTTCGCCGCGCTCACGCGCACCGCGTCGTGCTGGCCGCCGACCTGCGCCATCTCGTGCAGCGTGTCGATCGCGAGCTTGCTATTGATGCTGGCGCGCAGCCGCTCGATCGTGATCGGCTTCAGCTGCCGGCCCTTCGGTGGCCCCGCCCCGGCGCGCTTGCCGCCTCGGCCCTTCTTCGTTGATGGCTCGGCCATTTTCTGATTAGCCCAGCTGGCGCATCAGCTGCGCCCTGACAGAGTCCGTTGCTGGGCCAGCATTGCCTGCAGCTTGGGCGAGAGCGGCCCGGTTGTAGCCGCTGCGGCGCTCTGGCCCGCCCTCGGCTTCGGGTTCCTCACTTCCTTCTGGCGCTTCGCCCTCGCCTTCGCCCTCGTCGCCTTCCCCATCTTCAGCCTCCTCCTGCTCGTGCTCGTCGGCCTCGGTGCTGCCCGGTCCATGAAACTCGATGCGCCCGCCATCGCGTAGCGCCTGAATGATGAATTGCCCGATGTCCATTAGCGTGACCTCCACGAGAGCCAGCGCGGTGCGGACCACGCCCAGAGTATTGTGTTGCCCCGCCCGGCCAGCCAACGATCGCGCCCGTCAACGCTGGGGGCGACCTGCAGGAACAGCTTGCGCCGCATATACCAGAACCGCCAGCTATCGTCCATCAGCGGACCACGTCGCCCTGCAGCAGCCCAGCGCGCAGCACGCGCAGAATCTCGTCGCCCCGGGGGTTGTCGTACTCCGTCATGCCCAGCCACTCGATCAGCCGCAGCGCCGCTGCCTTGTGCCGCCCCAAGAGCCGGTGCTCCATGACCTCGCCCCATGCGAGCCGGCACTCCTCTGCGTAGTGGGCCGCGACAAACTCCGCATCCTCCGCGCCTCGAAGGGCGTCGCCGATCTTCACCGCCGCCTGCTCCACTCGATCATTTTCCGCGCTCGTCGTCATCTTCGGTTCTCCTCGAATGTTGAAGTGGTACCCGGTACCCGATTTGTGGGTACCGCCGGGTACTGTCGCCGTCTTAGGCGACTAGTACCCGGTACCTAGGGCTAGGGGGTACCAGCCTTTTCAGCCAGTACCCTTTTGTACGCCGCCAGCACCAATGCACGCTTCCCGCCCAGCTGGTCGAAGCACGCATTGGCGCTCTTGACCCCCGCCTCGATCAGCCCCCTGACCTTGGCGTCCAACTCGTCCCGCTGCTCGTCGCCCGACTTCCGCACGGCGTCGAGGCGCTCGATTCGCCACCCCTGCCGGTTGATCAGGAAATCGTTCGCCTTGCGCACCGTGAGGCTGGCCCGGGTGATCACCGCCTCGAACAGGTCGCCCTCGATCAGGGCGTCGGTCAGCTTCCACTTCTCCATCAGCCGCTCGTCGTCCCTGACCTCGGCGAACGCCATGCCGAAGCGCGTGTTGTCCACGATGATCCCCGAGCCGATCGCCGCGTACTGATCGACGCGCCCCGAGCGTGCGTCGGCCTTGGTGACGTGGTGCGGGAAGATGAACGCCGGGCGCGAGGGCAGCCGCTCGGTCAGCCGCTCGGCGACCTGCAGCGCGAAGTTCATCGCCAACTCGTCGGTCGAGGGCGCGAGCGTGAACTTCCGCAGCGTGTCCATCGAGATGCAGCGCAGGTCATCGATGCCGCCCAGCACCTTCTGGTAGTTGTCGGCGACGACCATGTTCGGCTTGAAGATGCCCCGGTCCTCGGTCAGCAGCGCCGGCACCTGACCGCGCAGCGAGATGAGTCGGGCGTGGTGCCGGATCTGCTCGCGGGCCTGCTTGCCGTAGCCGCCGGCCTCGATCATGCGCACCAGCGCCTCGTCCAGGTCGCGCTGGTCATCCTCGCCCGAGAGCAGTACGAACGTGCCCTGCCTGACCGGGAACCCGAGCCACTCCTCGCCGAGCGCCGTGGCGATCGCGAGCCTGATCAGCAGCGTCGTCTTGCCGAGCGAGCCGCGACCGACGAGCGTGCCGACCTTCCCTGCCGGTGCCCAGCCGTCCACGAACCACGTCAGCGGCTCTGGCAGCGTGGTCACGTCCGCACGCGGCTGCCAATCGCGGATACGTGCGAACGGGCCGATCATCGTGACCGCCTGCTCTGGCTCGGCGATCACCTCGAACTCGTCGGTCGCATCGACCTGCACGTACGTTGACTTGGCGATCGCGGAGTCAACGGTGCGGGCGAGGTCTTTGCGCTCCTCGTTCGCTCTCGACACTCGCGGCGCGTCATCGAGCAGCGCACCGAGGCGCTCCATGATCACGTCGCGGGGCATGCCCTTGTTCGCCCATCGCTGCGCCAGTGAGCACAGACCGTCGTGCATGCCTGCGCCCGTGCTGGGGTCGAGCACCGCAGCGCGTGCGTCGGCATCGGTCTCGTAGTTGCGCCGCTCGGTCTCGTGCGCGTCATCGCTCGCGACCTGCACCGGGGAGAAGGTCTCGCCGCGCACCTCATGCAGTGACGGCGACGCCGGCCCGTCCTTGAAGCGCAGCGGCAGGAAGTTGATGCGCCCGGGATCGCGCCCGAGTCGAAGCCCGCCCAGCCACGCCGGGTCGAGCCGCGCCGCGATCGTGTCCCATGCGCGCCGATGCGTCCACAGATCCACCGGGCGATCGTACGGAACGAACAGCCGCCAGTGTGGCTTCTCTGGCGTGGACGATGCGCTCTCGTGGAAGATGCACTGCAGGTCGCTGACGCACGCGTGAATCTGTTCGCGTGTCGGGTGACCGTGATCGATGTCGAACGTCGAGCCGGTGATCGCGGTGACGTTCTCCAGTTCGCGGCCCCTGCCGTCGAACAGCGCGAGGATCACGCCGGGGCTGTCCTTCACTGCATCACGCTTGTCGCTGTCCTCGATCGCGAGGAACTCTGCCTGCGTGATCTTCACTCGCTTGGCCTGCGTGCGCAGGAACTCGATGAAGCCGCCCGTGCAGGGCTTCGGGCGCTTGTCGCGCTTGTGCTGGACGGTTGAATACTGGAGCGCGGTCGGCGCTTGTGTCGGGGCTTGTTCTGCGGACATTTAAATCACTCCACGGGTGGTCTTGTCTTTTCGTTGACCGCCGTGGAGAATACCGCCACGGCGTCGGCGCAATCGACACCTTACCGTGCCATCCAGTCGCGGGCAAGTGGGGCAGAGATCGAAAGGTCTCTGCCCTTTTTGTTTTCTGGTATCTTTGCAATCCCTTAACTGGAGAACCCTGAATGGAACAGCATGCACGATTGAGTCCCAGCGCGAGCGAGCGTTGGATGAAATGCACGGCGAGCGTCCCGCTGGTCGAGGCGCTGCCGCCGGATCCCGGCAGCATCTACGCCGCCGAGGGCACCAAGGCGCACTCACTGCTCGCGCACCTTCTCACGCACGGCGGCGACATGCCCGGCGACGGCGAGTACGACGAGGAGATGATCGCGGGCGCGACGGTCGCGTTCACGTACGTCATGGAGCGCAGGCGCGAGGCGCTCGCCATGTACGTCGAGCAGCGCGTGAACCTCGGCAAGCTCACCGAGGGCATGTGCTGGGGCACCGCCGACGTGATCCTCGTGTTCGAGGATTCGATCGAGGTGATCGACTACAAGTACGGGCGCGGCGTCTTCGTAGACGTCGAGCGCAACCCGCAGCTGATGCTCTACGGCATCGGCGCGTGCGCCAGCTACAACCTGACGCCGGGCGAGGTGAAGCTCACCGTGATCCAGCCACGCACGCCCTTCGGCGAGCCGATCCGATCGTGGGAGTGCAAGCTGCCCGAGTTGGTCGAGTTCGGTCACGAGGTCAACGCCGCGTACCAGCAGATCAAGCGCGGCGAGGGCACGTTCCACGTCGCCGAGGAGACCTGCCGCTGGTGCCGTGCGAAGCTCACGTGCCCGGCGGTGAAGTCGGCGAGCGAGGAACTGATGCGCACCGAGTTCGAGAAGGTCGAGAGCACCGACGAGATCGCGGAGTGGCTGCGCGTCGCGCCCGCGCTCGAAGCGGCGATCGCGTCCGCTCGTGAGCACGCAGCACTCGCACTGCAGCGCGGCGTGCCCGTGCCGGGATTTAAATTGGTCGCCGGTCGCAGCACGCGCAAGTGGAGCGACGAGGCGAAGGTCGTGAAGTGGCTGAAGTCGAAGCTGAAGGTCGATCAGGTCATGCCACGCGAACTGATCAGCGTCGCGGTCGCAGAGAAGTTGCTCAAGCCGCTTGACGTTGCAATCCCTGATGCGTATGTTGAGAAGGCTCCCGGCAAGGCGACGATCGCACCCGAGAGTGACAAGCGTCCCGCGCTCACCGGGGACTTTACAGTGACCACAGAGGAATAGACCATCATGGCTAAAGCCACTAAGCGACTTGTGATCAAGAACTGCATCGCGTCCTACGCGAACGTGTTCACGCCCCGCCCGAAGATGAACGCGACCGACCCGACCGACGTCGAGTACAGCGTGCAGATCGTCATCCCGAAGAATCATCCGCAGCTGGATGAACTGAAGGCCGCGATCGGCGAGATCGCTGCGGCGACGTTCCCGAAGCTGAAGCTCGCACCGCAGGGTGGACCCGTGAAGGTTCCGCTGCGCGACGCCGACGCCGAGGGCAAGGGTGCCGAGAACCCGTTCCTCGAAGGCAAGTTCTTCTTCAACGCCCGCTCGCAGTACGCGCCGCAGGTGGTTGACGGGAACCTGCGCGTGCTCACCGACGAGAGCGAGTTCTTCAGCGGTTGCCGCATGAACTGCAGCATCTCGCTGTACGGGTACGACACCGCCGGCTCGAAGGGCGTCGGCGTCGCGCTGAACAACATCCAGCGTATCGCGTTCGGCCCGCGCCTCGACAACCGCAAGAGCGCGACCGACGAGTTCGCGCCCGTCGAGGAGGAGTTCGAGCAGGAGACCGCGACCGAGGCAGAGGTGCCGAAGGCCGCGACCAAGCCCGCCAAGGCAGGGAAGCCGGCAGCGCCCAGCGTAAGCTGGTAACCCGACAGGGCTGCTGACGCCGCAGGTTCCTACCTACTCCTGCGCCGTTGGAACATCACGTGTTTGCCGAGCGTGGCCCGCATCGGCTTTATCTCGCGAGGACTTCGCAATGGATCCGACACACGATGAATTGTTCATCGACTTCGAGACCTTTTCGCTGCTCGACCTGACCGAGGTCGGCGGCTACCGCTACGCCAAGGACAAGAGCACCAAGCCGCTGCTGCTCTCCTACGCGTTCAACGACGACCCGGTGCAGGTCTGCGAACTGATCACCGGCAACCTGCCAGATCGCGTCGCCGCTCACGTCGAGCTTGGCGGCAAGGTGATCGCGCACGGCGACTTCGATCGCATCATCTGGAACGCGCAGGCGTACTGGCCGCATCTGCGCCTCGACAGCTACACGAGCACGATGGCGATGGCCCTAGAAGTGGGCCTGCCCGCGAAGCTCGGCGACTGCGCGTGGGCGATGAACCTGCCCGTGCGCAAGGACACCAAGGGCAAGGCGCTGATCAAGCGATTCTGCCAGCCGACCAAGAAAGGCGCGCTCCCCAACTACAGCGGACCCGATTGGCTCGCCTTCAAATCCTACGCCGGCACCGACACCGAGGTCTGCCGTGCGATCTACCGCCGCCTGCCGAAGCTCTCGGCACGCGAGCGCGCCGCGTACCAGCTGGACACGATCATCAACGAGCGCGGCATCCGCATCGATCGCGACGGCGTCGAGCAGCTGCACAAGGTCTCGCTCGGCATCGTGGAGCGGCTGAACACGCTGACCCTCAAAGCGAGCGGCGGCAAGATCACGACGATCGACAAGCTGCCCGCGATGAAGGAATGGCTCGGCGTCGGCTCGATCACCAAGGACACGCTGCCCGACCTGCTCGCGAAGTACCCGCCCGACAGCGCCGAGCATCGCGTGCTGCTCTACCGGCAGCTGGGGTCGAAGGCCAGCGTCAAGAAACTGATCGCGATGCTGGCGACCATGTCGCCGAGCGACGACCGCGTGCGCGGTGCGGTCGCCTTCTGCGCGGCGCACACGCGACGCTGGGGCGGTCGGCTGATCCAGCCGCAGAACTTCCCCCGCGAGTGCTTCAACCCGGAGGAGGTCTCGCTCGCGATCGAGCACGCCCGCGCCGGGTACAAGGCGTTCACCGCCGCCTACTCCGATCCGCTCACCGCGATCAGCATGTGCCTGCGCGGGCTGATCATCCCGAGGCCCGGGCACGTGCTGCTCGACGCCGACTACAACGCGATCGAGGTGCGCATCCTGTGCTGGTACGCCGGGCAGCGCGACATCCTCGACCTGTACGAGGCCGGCGGCGACGTCTACATGGAGATGGCCCGCTCGATCGGTGCCGACGCCTCGCGCCAGCTGGGCAAGACGATCGTGCTCGGCAGCGGGTACATGCTCGGCGCGAAGAAAGCGCACGAGAACCTGAACCTCGCCGGCTTCGACGTGACCCTGAAGGAAGCGAAGCATTACATCGGCGCGTACCGCACGCGCTTTCATCGCGTCGAGGCGTTCTGGTACGCCCTGCGCGACGCGGCGCAAGAGTGCGTGCGCACCGGGCGACCGCAGCGCGTCGGCAAGGTCGGCTTCGAGATCGCCGGCAACGCGCTCGTGGTCTCGATGCCGCACGGCAACGTGCTCCGCTACTACGCGCCGCGCATCGAGTGGGTGCGCGCACCGTGGGCCGAGTTGGACGACGAGGAACCGGATCGCATACAGGCGATCACGTTCACCGACATGCAGGGCTACGGCATGCGGGAGACTCTCTCGCCCGGGCTGCTCACCAACAACATCGTGCAGAGCACCGCCCGCGAGGTGATGCTCGAAGGCATGTTCAACGTCGCCCCGCACTTCCCGATCGTGCTCACCGTCCACGACCAGATCGTGAGCGAGTGCAAGGTCGGCGAGGCCGACGAGACCGCGTACGCAGCGATGCTGACGCGCATGCCAACATGGGCGAACGGCTTGCCCTTGAAAGCCGAGGCGAAGACACGTAGGAGGTTCGGCAAGTGAGTGACAACATTTTCGAGATGGGCGAGGGCGAGAAGCTGGCGCGGGCGCTGGAGAACGTCAGCGACAATCCGCGCAACTACAAGGACTGGCTGCAGGCGCACGCCGACAATCGATTCCGGCGCATGGCGATCGGTGCGCTGTTCACGCGCTTCGACCTGATCAGCAACGAACTGCTGGCCCGGATCGCGCCGAAGGACAACCGCGTGCTCGGCCCGATCATGCAGCGGTACAGCAACGCGGGCGTGGTCAAGCGCGTTGGCAGCTTCAGCGACAAGCGGCGCAGTCACTGTGGCGACATCGCGCAGTGGATGAAGATCGCCCAGCTGTGACCCGCGAGGCAGGCATCGAGGGGCGGTGCCGGAAGCTGGCCGCCGCCGAGGGCTGGCTCTTGCTGAAGCTCTGGCCGATGGGCGCAGCGGGGATCCCTGACCGGATCCTGCTGCGCCCGGGGGCGAGGGTGGACTTCATCGAGTTCAAGCAGCCCGGCGAGAAGTTGACAATAATCCAGCAGTTCTGGGCGGCCCGGCTGGGGGCGCTGGGCTTCAGCTGCCACCGGATCGACAGCGTCGCCGGCTTCCGAAATATATTTCAGATAGGGGTTGCAATCTCCTAACCGGGCATTTAAACTGTCTCCCGTCGATTCAATAACTGACTGGAGACCTGAGATGACCAAGAAAGCAGAACGCGAAGCCCGCATCGCCGCCAAGGCCGCCGAGAAGGCTGCCAAGGTCGCCGCCGAGAAGGCCCGCATCGAGTCCAACCCGATCTACGCCGCGATCGCCCCGCAGAAGGCTGCCGCCGTGGCGCACGCCGTCGAGTTCACCCGCGAGAAGATCGCCGCCTTCGTTGCCCGGTTCCCTGCCGGCGCGGACTTCAAGGTGCTCGCCCCGCGCCCCAACAGCTTCAAGACTGGCCGCGACACGTACCGCAAGATGATGAACTTCCGCTGCCTCGCGCAGCGCGTGATCGAGGTCAAGAACGGCCCGTGGCCGGAATACACCGAGACCGTGGTCGGCCCCGACGCCGAGGGCATCGAGCGGCTGGTCGAGGAGGCTGCGCAGGAAGCCGCCGCCAGCTTCGACGCCTACGTGGCGAAGCTCACCGACAAGGTCGGCCCGTGCGACAGCGCCACCGTCAGCGGCATGCTCTGGCTCCGCAGCGACCTGTACGTGGTCAAGGGCGACAAGGGCGAAACGTGGCACACGCAGCAGATCCTGAACTTCAGCGTGTACGGCAAGGCGTTCAACCAGTGGCCGACGAGGAAGGTGAAATAAAGGTTGCAATCTCCTAACAGGGGGGCTAAGATGCCCCCCTGTTCGAGACATTCACTGGAGACCTGAGATGACCAAGCCCAACTTCCTGATCGTCGCCTCGATCCCGCGCTTCGATGACCGCGACTGCATCTGCGGCTGGCGCACGCAGCTGGTCGAGACCGCCGAGACCTACGGCTGGGCGACCCGCCGGCTGGCCGCGATCTGGGAGCGCGACGAGCTTGCCCTCTCGGAGATCGGCCTCGAAGTGATCGACACCCGCACCGGCAAGCGCGCCGTGCGCCCGCTCTCTCCCGAGGCGATCGAGATCGCCTTCGAGCAGGACGGCGAGATCCCGTTCTAAGGGGTTGCAAACATCTAACCGGGGGGCTATACTGCCCCCTGTTCGATCAATCTACTGGAGATTCTGAAATGGCCCGCAAGCTCACCGCCGCCGACGTCGCCGAGATCGTCACCCGCCCCGCCCTCGCCAGCAACGACTTCTCGAAGTTCGACGCGTGGCTACGCCACTACGAGATGGCCGTCCGCAGCGCCGAGGAGTGGGCGAGGATCTGCAAGCACCAGCACTACAGCGTCGGCATGCAGCGCACCGCCACGCGCAACTGGAAGCGCCTGCAGGCCGAGGAGAAGGTCATGCAGGAAGCCTACCGCGCCGCCCTGAAGGAGTCGGCCCGCCGCCGCGAGGCGCTCTACGCGGTCAACGGGCCGCTCGGCCCCCGCACCGGGTTCTAGGAGACCACGCCATGTATATCGGTGCCGACGCTATCGTCTGGTTTTGCGTGTTCTTCCTGCTGATCTATTCCGGCCTGCTCGGCCTCGCGGTAGGGGTCGTGGGCGACGTCATCGGGGCAGCCCTGCGCGTCGTCTTCGCCCCGGTCGGCTGGCTGTTCTGGAGGCTCCTCAACTTTCTGGATGCTGATCCGGCCAGCCTGCCCCGCCCCCTGTTCCTGCTCCGCAAGTACCCGCTGGAGGTCACCGTGGCCGCGTTCATGCTGCTGATGTTCTGGGAAGTGCTGCGAGCAGTAGTTGCAAACACCTAACCGGGGGGCTATACTGCCCCCTCGTTAGTTCATTCGACTGGAGCCTGATCATGCAGAACTGGACCCCCCGCGCTTACCAGCTGGCGATCGTGAAGCACGCGCTCGCGCACGCCGACGTCGGCGCGAACATCTACGCGGAGCCGGGGCTGGGCAAGACCTCCTCGACCCTCGCCGTGGTCAAGGTGCTGCGCGCCAAGGGCCGCGCCAAGCGCATCCTCGTCGTCGCCCCGGTGCGCGTCGTGCATCGCGTGTGGCCGACCGAGGCCCGCAAGTGGAGCGACTTCGCCGACCTGCGCGTGAGCGTGGTCCACGGCTCGCCTGCGCAGCGTGAGAAGGCGCTCGCCGCCGACGCCGACGTCTACGTGACCAACTACGAAAACCTCGTGTGGCTCGCCAAGCGCAGCGACGCGTTCGATACGGTGATCTTTGACGAGTCCAGCAAGCTGAAGGACACGAGCACGCAGCGTTGGAAGGCGGCCCTCGCCATCCGCGAGCGCGCCGAGCGGTGCTACATGCTCACCGGCACGCCCCGCCCCAACAACGCGATGGAACTCTACGGCCCGCAGCGCATCCTCGACCGTCGCCTCGGTCGCACGCTCACCGAGTTCCGGCGCACGTACTGCAACGCCTACCCGCAGCGCGGCGGCTACACCCTGTATGAGCTTCAGGACGGCGCAGAGGACCGTATTCAGGATGCGATCGCCCCGGTCACGATCACGCTGCGCTCGAAGGATCACCTCGACCTGCCGCCGCTGATGCACAACCTGATCAAGGTGGACCTGCCGGCGAGCGCGTGGGCCGCCTACAAGGCGCTCGAAGACGAGTTCCTCGCCGAGGTGGACGCGGGCGTGATCACCGCCGCCAACGCCGCCGTGAAGTCGGGCAAGCTGCGTCAGGTCGCGAGCGGCTGCTGCTACACCGACGACGGTCAGGTCCAGCTGCACGACGCGAAGATCGACGCGCTGGAGGATCTGGTCGAGGAGATGAACGGCGAGCCGCTGCTGGTGCTCGTGGCGTTCACGCACGAAGTCGAGCGCATCCGCGAGCGCCTCGGCAAGGACATCCCGTACCTCGGCGGCGGCATGAGCGCCAGCGAGTCGAACCGCGTGATCGACGCGTGGAACCGTGGCGAGATCCCGGTGCTGCTCGGCCACCCGGCATCGATGGGCCACGGCTTGAACCTGCAGGACGGCGGCGCGCACACGCTCTGCTGGTTCGGTCTCACGTGGAGCGGCGAGCAGCACGAGCAGGCGATCGCCCGCCTGTACCGTCAGGGCCAGCAGCACCCGACCGTGTGCCACTACATCCTCGGCGCTGGCACGGTTGACGAGCGCGTGCTCGCCGTGCTACGCGACAAGGCGGCGGGCCAGAGCGCGCTGCTCGACGCCCTGCGAAAGAAATAGTTGCAATCCTTGTGGGAGGAGCGTAGACTCCTCCCTGTCGATTCACCCACTACAGTCAAACAGGAACATCGCTATGAACGCTTACGAAATGGTCAACCGGATCGCCGCCCTCGACGCGACCCTCGCCTCGCTGAAGACCGAGCGCGAAGCCCTCGCCAACATCCTGAAGTCCGAGGCCGGCGGCGGCTTCGCCGAGTTCGAGGGTGCGACGCACTGCGTCACGATCAGCACCACGCTGCGCGACACGATCGACTGGAAGGCGGTCGCCGCCAAGCTCGAACCGTCCCGCCAGCTGGTGACCGCTCACACGAGCACCAAGCCGGTCACGACCCTGAAGGTCGTCGGCAAGGCCAAGCTCGCCGCGTAATTTAAACCACCCGGGGCTGCTGCGAGCTTTGCCGCAGCATGCAACAGCCGAGCCGCACTCGACTCGCAGCAGCCCCCTCTACTGGAGAACCCGAGATGACCCGCGAAGACTACGAGGCCCAGAAGGCGGCCACCCGCGCCAAGAACCTGCAGCTGGCGACCGACGACGCCGCGAGCCTGCAGGAGCGAATCACCAACATGCTGCGCAGCCGCCTGCCGAGCGTGTACGACGTTCGCCCGATCACTGACACGATGGAGAACGGCGACGTGCGCCGTCGCGTCGAGGTGACCGAGGTCGCGTCGCAGCTGAAGTGGAGCATCCGGCTGCGCGTGCAGCTGAAGGGCAGCTACGCATGGGCGACCGCGTACGAGGTGCAGTGCCTCGGCGATCGCTACTCCCGCGAGCGGCGCATGTACCAGCCCGAGTACAAGCTCACCAAGAGCGGCTGGAACTACGAGCGCATGGCCGACGACGCCGAGCGTGCGATCAAGGCCGCGATCACGCAGCGCGAGGTAGCCCAGCGCCGCGCCTCGAACACCGAGCGCAGCGAGGCGACGTTCAAGGAAGTGCTCGCGTGCGTCGGCGGCAAGACCGCGTACCCGGGCGCGCACTACGCGACCGTGACGACGCCGAAGTTCACGATCGAACTGAGCGCGGGCGACTTCTGGGACGGCACCGTGCGCGTCAAGGTCTCGCTCGACAAGAACGGGCTGACCGCCGCGCAGGCGATCGAGATCATCGAGCAGCTGCGGAGGGTCCAGTAATGGCCCGCACCAAGCCCACGCTCTCGCACTCGCATGCCGAGTGGCATCGCATCGCGATGCATGTGCTCGCGATGCGCGACGCCAACGGCTACGCCCGGCAGATCGCGTCGCGCTGCCTGCGCAACTGCCTGCCGAAGCAGCACAGCGCCGTGCTGGGCGTGTCGGTTGCGTCGATCGAGCACGTGCGCAGCGGCGGTAGGCCAGAGCGCGACCATGTGCTGCCGCTGAAGATGGCGACGACGCTGATGCACTCGCGAATGTCGCAGAAGGATTGGCGTGACATGGTCGAGCGGTTCAGCGGCGTCTGCCTCGTTACCCGCGACGAGAACATGCGACTGACGCGCATCCCGTACGCCGAGGATTGGCGGGCGCGGTACGCGCAAGCGAACATCGAGATCGTGCCGCCGGGAGATTACTCGCTGCGCATCGCGGCGGGACTTGGAGAGAAAGTGGCTGAAATTCTGAGGACAATGCAATGAGCAAGACAATCAAAGACGATCCGATCGCGCACGTCCGCAAAGAGCGGGCCGCGTTCGAGCGCGCCGACGCGCAGCTGAATCAAATCCATCGCCAGCTGGCCGATGCCGAGATGCGCCGCAAGCTCGCCGGGCGGGCAGCGGAGACCATCGTGCGCGAGTACGACACCGCGAAGGCCGACTGCAAGCGCCTGAGTGCGATGGAGGTGAAGGCCCGCATCGCCCGCACGCGCCAATTCAATCAGCTACTCGCGAAAGCGGCGAGGAGGAAGTAATGGCCGGCTATCGTGAGAAGCCCGTGGCGAAGCCGACAGGCATCGGCAAGCCGTGCGCGAAGTGCGGCATGCCCTTCGCCCCGGAGATTTGGAAGCCGTCGAAGTGGACGCTCTCTGGCTGGTCGCCGTGGTGCCCCGGGCATCACCGCGAGTTCAGCGGCCAGAAAGAGGAGAAGGTTCGACGCGGTCGCAAGCCAAAAGTCAATACGGAGGTGGCTTGGACAAATCTTCCCAGCTAGGGGTTGCAATCATCCAACCGGGGGTGTAGACTGCCCCCTGTTGGTTGATTCACTTACTGGAGCACGACGATGAACTGGATGAACGAAGTCGAGACCGCCCTCGCCCCCGCCGCCGCCCCGGCTGCTGCCCCGGCTGCCCCGAAGGGCGTCACCGCCGCCCAGCTGATCGCCGCCGCGCAGGTCTTCACCCAGCGCGGTCAGACCCGCAACGCCGAGACCTGCCGCGACATGGCGGCCAAGCTCGCCCGCTTCGGCTCGTTCATCAGCGAGAAGCAGGCCGGCTACGCCGCCGCCCTCTGCGGCTGGGCCGGCGTCGAGAACCCGCACCACCCGGCGAACGTGCCGACGTTCCACGTGGAACAAAAGCCCGTGCAGGCCCCTGTAGCGCCCGTGGCGGCCCCGGTGCGCACCCTGCCGGCCACCGCCGCCCTGTTCGCCCCGGATCGCTTCAGCCGCTTCAGCGTCGGCGACGTGAGCCTCTCGCGCTCGAACGACGCCACGATCGTCTGGATCAAGTTCAAGGGCTACCCGAAGGTCGTCGGCACGCTCGCCCTGCCGAGCGCCGTCCTGAAGGTCTTCGAGCGCCGCATGTCGGCGACCGACCTCGCCACGCTGGAGAGCACGCTGGCGACGATCGAGGCCGACCCCCGGGCCGCTGCGGCGGCTGACGGGATCCGCACCGGGCGCTGCTCGTGCTGCGGTCGGGAACTGACCGACCCGACCAGCATCTCGATCGGCATCGGCCCGATCTGCCTCGCGAAGGGGGGCTGGTAAAAAAGATTCGGGTAGGGGGTTGCAATCCCCTACCCGATGCTTTAAACTGCCTCTCGTTGGTTAATCATTCACTGGAGACCGAAATGAAGACCCTGACCGCCAAGCAGATCCGCAACGCCTACGACCGCGCCGCCGCCGACGCCCGCAAGCTCGCCGTGAGCAGCCAGATCGAGATGTTCGCCGCGACCCCCGAGCAGCTGGCCGACGAGCGCGGTGCCGCCATGTGCGCCGCCGGCTACGCCGCGCAGGCCCTCGCGAACCTGAAGGCTGGCAACTACGAACTGTTCCTGACCGACCTGCGCCTCGCGGGCACGTTCGCGAACGACGCCACCGACACGTTCTACACCCGCAAGGTCGGCGCGGCTGACGCGATCCGCGCCAAGCTCGTCAAGGTGGCGAAGTGAGCGCCCCCGACGCGATGGTCCTGCTCGCCCGCCTCGAACGCGAGGCGCGGGCAGGGGCCGCCCCGGCGGCTCCGTTCTACCTCGACACGGTTCGCGCCGTGGTCGGCAAGGGCGGGCGAGTCTGGTTCACGATCAACAACGGGCCGCGCCTGCATCAGGCTCGCGCCATCGAGGCGCTCGACCAGATCGAGGGCATCGAGCAGCGCCGCACCAAGCTGATCGAGGTGACGCCGTGATCGCCGTGCGCCATACCCGGGGCAAGGTCGGCCCGGGCAACAAGCTCGCCAAGGCGGTCGCAGACCTCGACAGGATCGAGCGCGACCTCGCCCGCACCCAGAACCGCTGGCAGAAGCAGCGCGCTCTGGTGAAGCGCCTAGAGGCCAAGGCCGACCGGGAGTGGGCCGAGCGCAGCCAGCGCGCGGACACGGTCGCCGACGACCAGCTGAACGACGCGCTCGACTTCCTCGACGGCGAGGAATAGGGGTTGCAAACATCCAACGAGGGGTGTAGACTCTCCCTCGTTGGATCAATTACTGGAGACCTGAGATGACCCGCGAAGAATGGTTGAACCTTGCCCTGATCGAAGTGCGCAACCTGCTGCTGGCGCACGACGCCGACGTCCCGCACGACTGCCGCGTGAGCATCGGCTTCCCGGGCGGCGGCTCTGCCCGCAAGCGCATCGGCGAGTGCTGGCCGCGTGCCCGCTCGAAGGACGGCGTCAACGAGATTTTCATCTCGCCCGTGCTCGACAAGCCGACCAAGCTCCTCGACGTGCTGGTGCATGAAGCCATCCACGCGAGCGACGACTGCGCCAGCGGCCACAAGGGTCACTTCCGCAAGGTCGCCAAGTCGGTCGGCTTCGAGGGCAAGATGACCTCGACCGTCCCGGGCGCGGCGCTCGCGCTCTGGATCGAGAAGACGATCGCCCGCCTGCCGGCGATCACGCACGGCGCGCTCGACCTGTCGGGCCGCAAAAAGCAGCCGACGCGCCTGCTGAAGATCGAGTGCCCGGGCTGCGGCTGCATCCTGCGCGGCACCGCCAAGGCGCTCGAAGTCGGCCTGCCGACCTGCGGCTGCGGCACGACGATGGAGGTGGTGTCGTGAGCGCCTACGGTACGGGCTTCTGGTGCGTGGTCGGCTTCATGGCGCTCGGTGCGTGCGCCGACCACCGCGACAAGGTAGCGGCAGCGGAGCGCGCTGCCCTGCCGCCGATCGTCGCAGCGCCCTACGTGCCGCCCCCGGTCGCGCCGCAGGCGTACTACGCTGCAGGCGGCTACGAGGAGCCGAGTGGCTGCGACGACTACTGCCGCGAGGATCAAGCCGAAGCCCTGATGCAGGGTGGCATGAGCGCCGAGCAGGCTGCGGATGAACTGGATGGAGCATGGTAATGAAGCTCTGGCACTACACGATCCCGCAATACCTGCCGGGCATCCGCGAGCACGGCGCGCTCACGCCCGCGACGGCGCACGTGCCGAAGGACGAGAAGCCGGCGGTATGGTTCAGCGCCCGCCAGCGATGGGAGCCGACCGCCGCGAAGGCGGGGCTGCGCACGCTGGACGAGATGGTGCAGGTCTTCGGCCCGATGCTTCGCTTCGGGATCGATCCCGATCGCACGCTGCCGTGGCGCAAGCTCGTGATCGCGACCGGCATGAGCGACGTCACGCGCCGAGGGCTGGAGAAGGTCGGGCGTCACGTCGGCGCGGATCCGGCTGATTGGTTCGGCGTCGTCGGCGCAGTCCTGCTCGATGATCTGGTCATGCAGCAATACAACGGAGAGGAGTGGATCGAATGGCAGCCCTGAAGAACAACGGTTATGAGTGTCTGCGCCTGCGCAAGCTCCACGACTTCGAGGACAACCTCGGCACGCTGCGCAACGAGACCGTGATCAGCTTCCGCTCGAACGGGCACGCCCTGCGCGCCTCGCGCTCGATGGGCGAGGACGGCAAGTGGAACGGCAGCCGCACGTGGAAGCGGTGGCTCAAGTGGCCCAGCAGCCAGAGCACGACGACGCCGTCGCTGCAGGCCCGGTACATGATCGAGCGCGGCTGGGAGATCGAGAGCGGCTCGATCGGCGCGCTCACCGACGCGTACCACGTTCTTTGCAACAAGCTGAAGCGTGGCCCATGA